ACGGATTGGAGGGGTTGTCGCCTCCACACTGCTTCTGCAGTGGGCTACAGACTGTTTGCGCCGTCCAAGGATGGCGCGTCTGTTCGCGAAGGGCACTCTCGTATGCGACCTTGGGAGCATCGAGCCGGAGCTTCGGCAGGCAGCGGCGAAACGCGAGGGAGACTGGGTGATCAGCACATTTGATGCATACACTGAAGTCGACTGTCTCTCTCTGTGTGACCCAGTCACGCGCATGGTTCAGACCAGGGTGGTTTTCCTCGAGAAGGAGTACGAACGATTGGCACACATCGTGCGTCATGGGCTATCAGCGAACACGAAGGAGAGCACGACCATGGCCAATCTCGAACTTGCATCCAAGACACTGTGGCCCACGGGGTCACTGGAACATGTTGCTATGAGGCATCTTGGAGCATTGGCAGTCGTACGTCAGATGACGAACCACAAGGCGCGGTCGACGCGAACACCGTTCTTCACTGCACTGGTCACGTGCAATTGGAACATCGACGCGGCGCACGCCACAAGGCTGACTCGGGTCAAGAAAGCTGCTGCTGCTGGCGGGCAAGATCCTGGTGCTACTGGCACCGACGGGAAGGATGGAGCTGGTGACGAAACGAAGCCGCAAGATCGTGACGCTTCACGTGAGCGGCAGCCAGCCACCGCCGACGACGCAGATGTCTCTGCGCATGCGTCGGAGGACACCAGAACGGTGCGCCTTCCCAGTCCCGACGGCGATGTTGTTGCCGTCGTTGGGGCTGACTTCTGCAAAGACGGGCCTAAGACCGCGTGGCCGATTGCAGGAGTTGTCGTGGGTCCTGTCATGGCAACGCCGAACGTCTACTCCAAGACGGAGGAGAACGTTCAGTCTGCCGTGAGCGAGCGTTATCTTAAGAAGAAGAAGATGGTCACGCTGACCAAGGAGGACTACCGCAAGATTGGTGAGTTCACCAAGGCGGCCCTCGGACACGCTCGTAAGGACCTCGGGGTCTTTAGTGCACGACGGATCCAGGAGTGGGCGGAGACCCACTTCGATTACGCGGGCCTGAAGAGCAAGAAGTGGAGTGACACCCGCTTCCAGGCAAGCATGGGCAACTTGGCTGCCCAAGCTGAGGTCCGCTGGAGGATCAGCACGAACGTGAAGGCTGAGGTTATGCCGGAAGGTAAGGCACCTCGCTTTCTCCTAGCAGACGGCGACGACGGTCAGTTGATGGCTTTGGCCGTGGTGTGCTGCTTCGAAGAGCTACTCTTTGAGTGGTTCGAGAACCGCAGCATCAAGCACCAGGCGAAGCGGGACGCCGTGCTG